GGCACGGCTTCGGCACCTATTTGTTGGCGCCCGAGAACAACCCCGACACGTTGAAGTATTTGTTGATCACATCGGAGAAGCTGCGCTTCCGCATCTCGCGCATCACTTCTGCCAGATAGTCTACGATGAATCCGTAGCGGTCGGTGAAAAAATCAGGCCGCATCTTCGGAATTTCTGAGGTGGATTCGAGAAACGCCTCCGCTTCGAGGTCATCGGCCAATTGGTTGAAACCGGCGGGAACATGCCCCGCCCGCAAGCCCATCGCGCGGGCCTTCAGCACAAATGGCTCCGGCGGCCCAATGCTCATCGACTGCTCGATGCCGACTCGCAGCGCCAAGGCGATGATGGCCTGGCGCAGATGGTCGCAGGATCCCAGCACTTGATTCCACAGTGACCGATTCGCGAGCCGGTCATCAACGCTCAGCGTGTTATTATCAATCGAACGCAGCATCGCCAGTGCGCCGCACAACGTCTTATGGCCGTGATTGATCTCTTTTAATCCCGCCTCGATCGCCTTCATAATCGCATCCATTTGCATCACTTCCTCCTTTGTTTTTTCTGTCCTCTGACCTCGGAGCCTTACCAGGCTCCCTCCCTGCGTCGGTTCACATACGCTACAAAATCGCACAGCGGGATTTTCCAGTCCGAGCGGATCGAATCCTTGCTCGCCAGATTGATTGCATTCGGAAATTCACCATCGCGCAGATGGTTATAGACGTGCTGGTCTGAGCAATGCAGAGCGCGGGCCACGCGCTGGGGCGTCAGCAGATCGTCGGCGGGGAAGCGGAAATAAAGCTGGTCGGAATACTGCGCGTTCAGATAGCTGATGAAATTCTTGAGCGGGATCCGGTAGGCCGGTGTCGTCGTATGGTCGCTCGCGATATTCGTCGCCGCGATCCGGCCCGTGCGGATTGCGCTGTATATGTCGGCCACCGGCACGTTCAGACACTTCGCCGCCTCGACCGGCGTGATCGGATCGTGGCACGGGATCCGGAAGTCGAACTCAAGCTGTGCGGTGGCGTTCATTAGGCTTTAGCCCCTGGGCTTTTGGGTTGCGTGATGAGTTTCCCAGCGGACCCGCAATCTAAAATTGCTCCGGCCGAGGCTTGGATCACCGCCAGCAGCTTTCCGCCGCACTTCGTGAAAATTGATGTTTGCGAACCATACTGTTCCATGTATTTCCCCGTTGGATATTTGATGATTGATCCGTTCGGTAAATAGACGGTGATCATCACTTCACCTCGCGATAATGAACCTTTTTCCAGATGCGATCAGAATGACGCTGTCCGTTAAGAACCAGCCACAGATGCGCTCGCGAAACTTTCATTCTCCGGGCCTCTGCAGCGACCCCGTGAAGTTTTCCTGTAGTCATGTCTCGAATTACGGCCATCTCTTTTTCCTTTGGTTTTTTCTGCGTTGTGTTACGTTTCCCGTAACAGTGATTACAAAGCTAATTCAGAACTGATTTGATGACAAGCGGAAAAAACAGAATTAAATCAGAATTTTTGCGGCGCTTCGATCTAGCCCGCAAAAAGCGCGGTTTTATTGAGGATAAGGATGTCGCGCAGGCCGCAGGAATTTCAGCTCCCAGCATAAGCGGGTGGCGCAATACACCCAGTTTTCCATCTAAACGAACGATTAGAGATCTGGCGGTAGCTCTTGTCGTCTCAGAAGAATGGCTGTCGTGCGTTTCTGATTCAGAACCGAATTGGGAGCCGACCGTAAACGAAGATCCCGACCATTACACCGTGCGCAAGGAGTTCAAGGCTGGAACGCTACGCAGCGCTGGATTGCCAGGTATCCATGACGCAAACGATGCCGCCATCGAAGAGAATGTCGACTATTTTTACAACGAACTGGTGAAGCCGCACGGCATCAAGGCGCGGCCGGGTAACATTCACTCGCTGATTCAATATCTGGTTGAAATGCAGGAGCGGTCGGTTAAATACTGGCACAAAAAACACAAGGACGATTAATGACGGTTCTAATTCTGCTGTATATTCTCGGTGGACTCGTTGCTCTAGCGCTATTTTTTGCTCCACTGTTTATCTGGCACGGCATCGGATGTCTGCGCGATGAGGCCCGCCGGACAAATCAACTGCTTGAAGAACTGATCGACGCTCTGACCGAAGAAAATCCCGATACGTCCGATATGTCCGATCCGCCAGCCCAGCAAAAACCCTCTCCGCCGCGTCCGGTTCGCCCGGTTTACGAAATCAAACATCCATAACGAAAGGACTCCCCATGAAAATCAGTACTCATAAATCAGCAATTATAATCCTCTGCATCGCCATTGCCGGCCTCGTGCAGGCGGTTGAATTTAAGGAAATCGATGCCAACATAAAAGCGATGACCACCGCGCAGTTCGATGCGTTTATGAATCCACTGCTCGGATCTCGCGTGTACTGGAAGGGCTGGGTAAAAGATGTCGAGTCAGCCATCGGCGGCCAGTGCAAGGTATCGATCGACATGTATCCACCAGACAGCTATTCCCTTTCCGAGGTGGTGATCTATCTGCCGGATTATAAAGCGCTCAAGCTCAAACCGAAAGAGGCCATCACTTTCAACGGCAAGATCGAAAAGGTCACCAAATTCGTTGGTGCGACTGTTACGCTCTCTGATGCCATGTAGTTTTCCCTTTGGTTTTTAAAATCCCGTGCTATAAAAGATTTCTCACGCGGTGGAAGCAAACAAAGCTCCATCCAGTCCGGTAGAACGCCGGTGCAACAAACTCCAGCCCCGCAGAAATGCGGGGCTTTTTCTTTGCCCGTTTCTGACTCCTGATCCCTGCCTCATGACGCCTGATTCATCCCTCTCTCCTATAGAATCCCCGTCCCAATAAAGCCAACCGCGTCGGCTTCCAGCACGCCCGTCTATGTTTTCATGGGCACCATGAAAACGACATCAACTTTCAGATTTCAGATTTCAGCCTTCCTCCGCCGGCCTGCCGTGAGCGGCGTCGAACGGAGGCTCTCATGAACGGCCCCGAAGCAACCGCACTGGGTGAGTGGGTCAAGATCGCTTTCTACGTTATCGGCTCGCTGGCCGGTATCGCCGTCAGCCTGAATCAATTCCGCCGCAAGCCGCATATCGACGTCGACCTTTCAAGCCTGACAGCCCGGATTGACAGCGTCGAAGTAACGCTGTTGAAAAAACAGGATCAGGCGCTATGCGGTCCGTCACACGCCGCATTTCAGGCAACGATGGACTCATTCGCTTCCGAAAATAAACGCCGCGATCACCTGACCCGAGATCAATTTCAGGCCGTGGCTGTTGCTCTAGGTGAATTGAAGAAAGAAATGCGCGAAGACATCAAAGGCCTTCACGAACGCTCCGAGAATGTTCTGAAGGCTGTTTCGCGTTTGGAAGGAAAGGTCGAAAAATGAACATCAAAAATGCCATTCTATCTGTACTCAACGCCTGCGGATCATACGCCCTGACCAAGCCCATCCTTAAAGTTGAAGTGCAGGCGATGCTCGGTGGCCGGATCGGCGATGGCGAGTTCAGCGATGCTCTGGCGCAACTGAAAGACAAAGGCTGGATCGATACACGCCTCGACGACATCACCAACGACACCCGCTACTTCATCACCGAAGCCGGAAAAACGAGGGCAGCTCAATGACGGCCACCCGACACTTGCCTGTCCGCCGTAGCCTTGGCGAAGGAGGAACACCCGACACCCTTTCTATCCCGCTCAAAGAAGCGGCGC